AGGGTTTTTACCTACACGTTCATTGCTAGATACATTGGGTGAGCAGTTGCCTGACCAACCTAGAATTGCTTATGGCTCGTTGTTGCAAGCACAACCAAGAGTTCTGCCTACACCCATGACGGCAATTAAGAATCCAGATGCAGCAGCTAGTGTAGATTCTGGGATTATTTCTGGTGCTGACACATCTACAGGCAAGATTACTGGTAACACAGCAATTGACAATACGCTTGTCTATAACAATGACTTTACTAATGTTGGTGGCACTATAGGCGGTACATCTGGAGTAAACACAGGATTGTTTGGCACTAATGTCACAGGAACAGATGTAGCCAATGTTGCAGGGGCAGTAGCACCGATAGCTGCTTTAGCGGGTAACTCAGACCTAGTTAAAACAGCTATTGCACTAAACCTAATTGGTTCTGCTGCTGACATTAAGACAGACCAAGATGTAATTAACTTGGGTACAAAGATAGCAATGTTGGCGGCAGGGCCAGCGGGGAACGTCTTAGCCGCAGGGTTAGGTCTAGCCTCAGACAATACACCTTTGACAGTTAATGCTTTGCTTGGGCTTACAAACCCCACATTGAGCCTTGTTAATAGTATTGCTGGCAATCTAACTGGTTACACCATTGGCGACATTGTTAATGGCTTGCTAAACACCCCAGAGGGTACTGTAGGCGAGTATGGTCTATTAGGTGCTGCCAATTTAGCTGGAACTGCTGACACAAGCAGAAAAAGGGCAGGTGCTGCCTATGACAGTTTAGAAGTAAATCAACTGCGAGTATTGGCTGAACTTGGTGATACAGAAGCCAGAGATACATTGCTGGCTAGGTCTGGTGGCGGTACTTCTACATTTAACCCAATAAGTGATTTAGGTACTGCTAGGGGTAACAGTTACTTTAACTTGTTTACTCCAATTGGCGGTGTAGCAAAACCCAACCCAACCATAACGAGGGCTATCCTTGCTGAATAACGACAAAGCTATTTTGGCTCAATGGGCTAAGAACTTACTAAATGATGACTTTTTCAAAGAAGTATTAAATAACTTGAAAAATGAACAGATTAGTGTGATAATTAACACAAGTGCAGAAGAATGTGATAGGCGTGAAGATGCTTATCGGCACATTAAGTCTATTGAATTGATTACAGGACACCTAGAAGGTTTAGCCTCGGAAACTGTGATTAAAGAGAAGAAGTGGAAGATTCTGTAGGGTTTACCCTACCCTCCGTCCAGAAGGTTTCTGGCGATTATTGAGATGACAAATGGAAAACACCAACCCTAATGGGAGTGAAAGCCTAGATGTAAACCAAGCTGCTTCAGCGTTAATGGGGCTAATGGGTGACTCTGAGGAAGCCGAACAAGGCCAAACCGAAGAACAGCCAGAAGAACTACAAGCGTCTGATGAAGTTGAATATTCTGAGGAGGAATCCGAGGAACAGCCAAAGCCTAGATATAAAGTCAAGGCATCTGGTGAGGAAGTCGAAGTAGAACTAGACGAACTTATCAAAGGTTATCAACAAGGTACGGATTACACTAAAAAGTCTCAGGCTCTAGCTGAACAACGTAAGGCGATTGAAGCTGAACGTAGTCATTTAGAGTATGTGAAACAAGAGCGACAGGCATACGCCCAGAAGTTGCAAGCGTTGGATAGCTTCCTTACGCAGCAACATCAGGGTGTGGACTTAGAAGTTTTAAAGGAAACAGACCCTATCGGTTATGCGGTAGCGGTAGCTGAACAGAGCCAACGTGAGAAGCAGTTAGCAGTAGTCAGGAATGAACAGCAACGAATTGCCCAACAGCAACAATCCGAGCAACAAGCCTCTCTGCAAAACCATCTCCGTCAAGAATCTGAGAAGCTAGTTAGTCTGATTCCTGAGTTAGCGACACCACAGGGTGATGCGGTACGGAAACAAATCCGTGACTATGCGAAGTCTGTAGGTTGGTCTGACCAAGAACTTAGTTCCGTGTATGACTCTCGTGCTGTGATGACCTTGTATAAGGCAATGAAGTATGAGCAACTTCAAAAGAGCAAACCAGAGTTGAATAAAAAACTTCAGTCTGCCCCTAAGATGATGCGTTCTGGTACTTCAGTTCCCCAAGCTAAGTCTTCACAAGACAAACAGGCAATGCAAAGGTTGCGTGAGACAGGAAAAGTCTCAGACGCTGCCAGAGCATTTGAACGATTTTTATAAATTTTGGAGTATTAAATTATGGCTACCTATCAAACATATACCGCAATCGGTATGAGAGAAGACCTTTCGGATGTTATCTACTCGATTTCACCAACAGATGTTCCATTTATGTCTTCCATTGGCAAGACTAAAGCGACTGCTGTTTTGCATGAGTGGCAAACGGACTCACTTTCCGCTGCGGTTTTAACGAACTACACTGTTGAAGGGGCCACGGCATCTGATGCCACTATGTCTCCTACAACTCGTGTAGGAAACCGCACTCAGATTGCACAGAAGACTATCAAGATTTCTGGCACTTTGCAGTCTGTCGATAAGGCAGGCCGCAAATCTGAAAAAGCCTATCAATTGGCCAAAGCATCGGCCGAAATTAAGCGGGACATGGAGACTTCCCTGTTGAGCAACCAGATTGCTGCCAATGGTGATTCTTCTACTGCTCGTAAATTGGGTGGTCTGCAAGCATGGTTGAACTCTAACTATGATGGCGGTACTTCTGGCGTGGCTGGTGACTTGGGAACTACTGCTCGTACAAACGGCACAAACCGCACTTTCACAGAAGACATTTTGAAAGTTGTTGTTCGTGAAGTTTACGCTTCTGGTGGCAATCCTAAAGTGTTGATGGTCAACCCTGCTCACAAGCAGTTGGTTTCCACTTTCACAGGTATTGCTGCACAGCGTTTCATGGCCCCTAGCAATTCGCCTACGACTATCATTTCGGCGGCCGATGTGTACCTGTCAGATTTCGGTTCAATTTCTGTTGTTCCCAACAGATTTATGACTTCTACTAACTCATGTGACGAGACAGCATTTATTGTTGACCCTGACATGGCTGCTGTAGCTTACTTGCGTCCTTTCCAGACCAACGAGTTGGCTGTAACTGGCGACAACGAATCCACACAGTTGTTGGCTGAGTACACCTTGGAAGTTAAAAACCAAGGCGCACATGGCATCATTGCCGACATTACTCCTTAATCTGGTGTAACCCAAAAAATGCCTCAGACTAACCCTCTGGGGCATTTTCTTTTCTACTCAAACTGATAGAATTAGGCTATGCAAAATCCTACCAATTTTAGACAAACTGCTGTTCACGCTGATGGTGAGGGCGGTATCGTTATTCAGACTCGTCAGGATGTTACTGACATTGTTGAGCAGAATAAAAAAGAATATAACTCGTATGACGAGAGAGCAAGATGGTCTGACCAATTGTTTGGTAACAAGGTTGCATCTATTCCTTTGACAGTCATTGATGACTTGAACAAAGCTGGAATCATGCGTGGCTTTGCTGTTCTTGATGACAAGCGTTTTGCTGCTTGGTTAAATGACCCAATGAATCGTGCATGGCGCACTAGAACTGGAGTGGTATGAGCCTCTCAACATATTCTGACTTGCAGACTTCCATAGCCAACTATCTGGCTAGGTCTGACTTGACTTCTCAGATTCCAGACTTTATTACACTTGCTGAAAACCGACTCCGTAGAGAATTGCGTATTCGTCAGATGCTAAAGTCTGTAACAACTAGCACAGTTTCTGGTGATGCAACTGTAGAGATACCTAGCGACTTCTTAGAGATTCGTGACTTTGTAGTGATGACAAACCCAATTCAACCATTGAGTTACTCTAGTCCCTCATCGTTATCTAATGACCCAAGAACATCAGAAGTTGGTGTTCCTAAGTCTTACACTATTCTTGCTTCTGAGTTTCAGTTAGCACCTGCACCTGATGGCGTATATACGTTAAAGATGCTTTATTATTCTGCGCCTCCGTACTTGTCTAGCAGTAACGCATCCAATGTCTTCTTGAATGTTGCACCTGATGGTTTGCTATATGGTGCATTGGTTGAAGCAGAGCCTTACTTAATGAATGACGCTCGTATCAATACATGGGGTTCTATGTATGACCGAGCAATTTCTTCTCTCACTAGGTCTGATGAAAACACTCAGTATTCTGGTGTACCCCTGTCAATCAAATTAACTGCAAGGTGAAACTATGGCTGAAATGTCTAACTACTTGGAAAATGCTCTTATCAATGTGACGTTGAGAGCAACTAGCTACACAGCACCAACAACTGTTTATGTGGCTTTATACACAACTGACCCAACTGATGCTGATACTGGAACTGAGTGTTCTGGTACTAGCTACGCTCGTCAGTCTGTGACATTTGGTGCGCCTAGCAATGGTGCTTCAACAAACTCTGCTGCTGTGGAATTTCCTCAAGCTGGTGGCTCATGGGGAACAATCACACACATTGGATTGCGTGATGCTTCTACGGCTGGAAACCTTTTGTATCACACAGCACTAGATGCTTCTAAGACGATTGCAACTGGCGATGTGTTCCGTATTGCTACAGGTTCTTTGTCAGTAACATTGGCTTGATATGGCTGGTACGACAGTCAATCTGACGCTTGAGCAACTTGACCAATTTGGGTCATTGGATAGCCTCACGCTAAGTTTAGACTCGTCTGATTGGAACTCGACTACACAGAAGAATGTGACAGGCCCTTGGGTGCTAGAGGGCTTAGACGCTTTCAGTTCTAGCATTGATAGCCTAGCAATTAGCCTAGATTCAGAACTATGGGCTACCGCATATTTGTGGGATGGTGTCGCAGATATAACTGCTAACGCTACTGTTGTTGCCAATGCTGAAAAGATATTTGGTGGCATAGCTTCTGTAACTTGTACGGCTACAGTAACTGCTGATGCTTCCATTGTTTATTATGGCGATGCTTCTATCACAGGAAACGCAGATGTTACGGCATCTGGTCAGCGTGTTCAGTTTGGTAGTGGTGACATACAAGGCACAGCAAGCGTAACTGCTGATGGACAGAGAATAGCAAATGGCGTTGCTAGTATTACTGGTAACGCTGATGTAACTGCTATTGGTACTAAGGTTAACTTTGCTAGTGCAAGCATTACTGGAAATGCTGATGTAAGCGCATCTGGTCAACTTGTGATTAGTGGTAGCGCAAGCATAACTGCTAATGGTGTCTGTGAAGCTAACGCACAGAGAATCCAGTTAGGCGTTGCGTCTATTACTGGTGATGCAACATTTACTGCCAATGGTGGATTGATTGCAGAAGGAACGGCAAGCGTAGAAGCCAATGCGGATGTTGTTGCTAGTGCGTCTGCGATATACGCAGGGGTAGCCTCGGTATCAGGTCTAGCAACAATTACGGCTAAAGGCGTTATCCTTGGTGATAACTGGACTCCAGTAGCAGGTGACACTAATACTTGGACACCAGTTAGCACAGATTCAAACACTTGGACACTTGTTTCTAGTGACACAAACACATGGACTCCAGTATCTGCCAATGACAATACATGGACGACACAGACTCAAGGAAGTAATACATGGCTACGACAAGGGTAACATTTGGTGAGTGGATGCCTGACCAGTCAGGTATTTCTGGCTCGTTGACGGATGCCAAGAACGTGGTGTCTCAGGCTATCGGGTACGGCCCATTTCCCACGCCAGTATCATTCTCTAGCGCAGCAGCAGAGAACTTAACTTCTTTGTATGCGGCTAAAGCACCTGATAGCAATACCTATTTCTTTGCTGCTGGTCTGTCTAAGATTTACACAGTTAGCGGTTCTGGAACACTTACGCAAGTAAACACAGGATTGACTACAGGCGCAAACGATAGGGTAAGGTTTACTCAGTTTGGCAAGAGCGTCATTATTTGTAACAACGCTGAAAAGCTAAAGTCTTGGGTACTTGGTACTTCTACGACATTTGCTGAAGTGGCGGCTACTGCGCCTATTGCCAAGTTCATTACAGTTGTTCGTGACTTTGTAGTTTGCGCCAATACGTTAGAAACGACACAACAGCAGTATCGGGTTCGTTGGTCAGCTATCAATGATGAGACTGATTGGGTAGAGAACGTAAACACACAGTCTGATTATCAGGACATTCCTGATGGCGGTCAGATTATGGGAATCCGTGGT